AATCTGCTAATTTGTTCATTTCTTTATCTGTCATTGTATTCGTATTTTTCTATTAATTTATCTGATTCGCCTACAAATATACACTCTCCACTGTAGTTAAATATACTGATCCATAGTTCTGCGTCATCCTTTACCCACACAAAATACTCATAATCCTCCCAATCTTTTTCACTTGGTTTGTGTAAATATACATTACCTGGTCCATCTTTTAATAAACCTACTATTTGAGCCGCTAAACAACCCATACCGTTAGCTGTTGGACCTTGCATGTCATGAGACAATCCATTTGTTACATTGTAACCATCTAATAATTCAGCTAATTTAACACCTAAACCTGATGGATAACCATCATAATGGTGATATATTTGTACGTGTATTTTATCCACACCTGGATGTTCGCTGAAAGATACTCCATCTTCTCTTTCAACGAAGTTGATTAATGCTCTTGTTGCCATTTAAATTCTTTCGTTTTCATATTCATAATAATTTTCTTTAATCCTTTCAATAATAAACCTTCCATTTGCTGTATGAAATCCATAACTATGTGTCATTAGGCTATTAATTGGTTCGTTTGATAGTAATAATCTCATTAAATCATAACTATTGTGTTGTAATTCTTCAGCCACGTCGTTTATAGCGTAAGATAAAGCTCTACAATCATGTCTTGGTTCATATCCAAGATCTTTTCTTATATATTTTTCTACTTGTTCTTCTGTCATGTCTTTATATATTTATAGATATACTCTAACGTAGATGGCCAATCGAGACATCTTTGGTTGTGTCCAAACCATATCCATTTACCTTGGAAATCAGGTTGTCCTCTCCACCTACTGTCATCGATCAATACGTCACCTATTAATAAGTCTTTTCTATGTGTTAATATTAATTTTCTTTTAAGATATGGAAAGTGTTGTTCAATCCATCTTCTCTTTGCTGCCCACATATCAGGTCTAGACCAAGGTGGTGTTGACGCTATATATATCTCGAAATCGTTATCTAACCTCATAAGAGCGTCTTTTGCACCTGGTATAGCCTGTAATTTACCATAATCTACGTGGAGGTCGGGCCTGTGTATAGCACAACCTTGTTCTTCTTCTAGGATTTTGTGTTCTCTACTGAAATCAGAGATAACACCATCCATATCTATATACATTATTTTCTTCATATTCTAATCTAATAATACCATATAGGCTTTTGGGTTATTTACTTTGAACCAATCTAATCCTTTAGATAAAGTATTAATAATATCTTTATTATTTACACCCATTTCGGAAACTATACAAGCTCCCATAACTAGATCATACATAGATAACTCTATATTATTTAGTTCATATTCTTCTCCTGTAAATCTATTTGCTACAGTTCCACCTTCTTCATAAACAGTTCCATCGAACCATTTAGGTAATGTTTGTTCTTTTGTCATATTATTTAATTTTAGTGGCAGGAGAGGAATCGAACCTCTCTGTATACGTGGAATTTCACCACCTTACTATCCATGTAACTACCTATTGAGACGCTTATTTAGCGGAATTTTCTTTTGTATTTGTTGGTAATACTTTAAAATATTTATCTATTTTATCCATTATAGATTCTACTATATAACTAGTATCGTTCATTTCTATATTTCCAATGACAATTCTATTATCATAATCAAATTCAGGTTCAAACTCATAATTATCTGAGTCACTAAAATCGAAATCACCAACTCCGTCTTCAACTAAACCTTGTATTTCGTCAAACATCCAACCTTCCATTTCAGGTTTATTCATGTCTTCTAATTCTCTCTTTTTCATAGTAATGTCTGTATTTAGACTATTAACTTTATCTTCGAGACCTTTTATTGTAGCCTCCAACAATTCTTTTGATTCACTCATTTTATTATTATTTTATTATTATTTTATATTCTCCTGATTTATATTCTTTTCTAGTTTCAAGATACTCCATTGGAAACTCTTGATGAGTCTTGAATGAAGAGTATCCATTTGGTCCATCATTTAGTATTTCTACTGTGCCATATCCTGGCCAATAAGGATTATTATCTATATCTAGTATTATTTCTTTTCTTTCTTTAACATTAGAATAATCTAAGCTAAACCATAATTGTTTTAACTCATGTCTATTCATACCACACGCCTTTTACTGTTGTTTCACCAACAATATTACCACTACCATTTCTTATAGCAGCTTTACCTCTAACCTCTTTAATAACTTTCTTTTCAGTTAATTGGCTTTTGTCCCAGTATTTAGGATTCTTACTATTTAGTTTTCTCTTTTTCATCGTACTTTTTTATATTATTATTAAATATATTTCTTCTTATACTACATTTTATTTGTGAGGTAATATACATTCCTATTACAATACCCACACCTAATATTATTATTAATTCTATCATGTTATATTATTTAAACCATTCACTTACATTATATCTATGTCCATTTACTATTACTTTTACTTCTGGTGTATTAAACTCTTCTTGAGCTAAGTCTCTTCTGGATAGCAAATTTTCCATTTCAAATTCATGTTTCCATTTAGGTATAAACTTACCATCTTCTATCATATTTGCTTGTTTTATATAATAATTTTTGAGACAATAGTCTATTAAGTATTGTAATCTTTTTCTTGTACTCATTATTTTTATACAAGTTCTTCTTCTCCATTTCCTATATTGACCTGGTATTTTTACTTGTTGATATTCACCATGAACAGTTTTCCATTCATAAGCTTGGAAGTATTCATCTGTATAATCTCTTTTATTTAGTTGATAAGGTGTATATCCACCATTCATTCGTCTTACATAACCTGTCTCAAACGAGCCAACTTCTATGTATTCACCATACATTTTAATTGGTAATCTATATATTCTTGTACCATTTCTTATTTGTCTATCAGTTGTAATATCTTTCCAACCTAATAAATCCATTTGTTCTTTTAATGTCATACGTTTAATTTTTCCATTCTATCTCTAATTTCTTCCATATCTTTCTCCCAAATATACTCCCATAATATATCGTTTACCGCTTCTAATTCTTTAATTACTGATAGTAATCCTTCTATATCATATCCTTCGTAGTCTTTCATATTACCATTGCTTTACTTCATTATACACTTCATCGAATTGTTCTATCATTTCAGGTCGTAGATTTTCCTTCCAATCACCTTGCATAAAACTTTTAGTTGTTTTATACATTTCACCCATGATTCTCATAAGTATTTTATTATCTAATACAAAGTAAATTGCATTATCACTTTTATAAATTCCGTTTTTCATATTATTTATTTTCTTCTATTAAAAACCTATCACCAAATGTATCTTCCCAAGTCATATCTGTTAGATGTAAATCTACCCATGTGAAGAAGTCTCTTAAATCTTCTACACTTAATTCACCCCAAAATACTATTGATCTTAAAGATTCTTCTATTCTTTGTGGTGCTGCATGATAATTTTCTTGATGTTTTATTATTCTTTGTTTATACTCTGGTTTGAGTCTGTCCCATATAGTTTTCATATTACTTATGTTTATTATCTATTACTTCTTTCATTGTTAAACCATCTTCATTCACGAAGGTGTCAAATGCTTCTTTAAGCGCGTCTTGACTATCTTGATCTAATGGAGTTCCATCTTCAAGACTCCATCCACCATCATCATCATCATTAACTTCTTGAATATCAATTAGTTGTGTCATATAATCACCATTATCTATCAATTCTACTTGCAAGTTTATAATCGCTTGTTTCTCGGTTATACCTTCCATCTCTACCATAGTTTTCATACTGATACAATCTCTGTATGTAATTTCATAATTCTTCATATTATTATATTTTATTCATTTATATTATCCTTCTATTGTCGTATTTAATTTGTAAATAAACGAAGGTGGGATGTTTGAGTTAATGACCTACTATCTTGTAGATTTACGGGTTAACTTCCAATCCCACTCCTTCGTATATTTAACACAACATTGTACCATAACCTCTACGTTGAGTCATCTTAGCTATTTTTGCTGCATCACTTTGTGACATTATCTGTATAGAGTTACCAGTCTTGTGATTAATAAGAGGTGCACAACCATACTGTTCTACAGTTGAACAATTAACACAAGTTTTATAACCAAGATTGACTCTGACGTTAGGTATTATACTTCCACATTTACAATTCATATTCATTATTTATATATATTATCCATTAGTAATCGTATTTTGTTTGTAATCTAATCAAGACTAGGTTCTCTACCATTACTTATATCTATATCTATACAATTCTTTATAGCTTTTTCCATTGGAGTTATTTCACGTTTGGTTTCATTTTCCCATATTTCTTTAGCTCTAAGTTCTATCATTTCATAACTATTAGGACCTGTAAGAGTCTCTGAATAACCTAAATGATGTTCTTGACCGAAACTATCTATCACATGGATATTATAGTGTGTATTTCCTTGGTATTTGTCTATTATTATTCTTCTTGCCATATTATTTTTTATAAAATTCATTTATCAACGAGTCACGTTCGTAACTATAATCTATATATAGTTTGTCTAATTTATAGTTTATTTCTATTTGTCTTTGTGTTAATTGATTTACTCCACAAGATACAGTTGATAAAACTACTATTATCATTATTATTTTCTTCATATTATTTATCTTTTCTATGGTTATGACATAATCCACTTTTGTCTTTAGTTCTACTTTTACACGGAGTATTTTTCTTAGTAGTTCCACTACATATTACAGTTTCACCTTTATTTTTATCTTTACTCACGTGGTTTGGGTCATGGTTATGACATAGACTATTGTCTTTTTTAGTAATGTTCTTACATTGAGTATTACTTTTTGTCTTACCTTTACACTGTGTTTGACTAAATCCTACTACAGACACACACATCATTCCTATTATTATACTTTTCTTTAACATAATTTACTTATTTTTAATAGAATGAAGGACAGTTTGTTTGAACTGTAGTTTGTTGAACACTTCCACAAGATGAAAATCCTACTATCATTCCTATTATTACTGTTATTATTACTATCTTTTTCATATTCTTAGTATTGAGGGTGAGAACTAATTAAACCTCCACAAGTTTTCTTCGCTGGATATCCAGTTCCTACATGAACATAACTTGTTCCACCACAACTCATCATCATTAGTCCTATGACTAAAGATAACCACATTACTACAAATACATTTCTACTTTTTCTATCACTCATAATTTTATTTTTATTTAATTAATATTTAGTTGTTCCATTTTTCTTTATAAGTTTCTCTATCCACTTATCAAAGTCTTTTAATTCTTTTTCTTTCATAGTTTCTATTTGTTATAGACGAAGATATTACTTCGTTTCGACTATTAAAGTCTCATCAGTATAACTATACTAATTCTTTTCCTCTACATACCATCGGAATGTTATTAGTTGCAGTATATGACTTATATTTTTCCCAACACGGTAGAGAGTTAAGAGTTTCTTTCATAATTTCAAACACTTTATCGTGGTTGTAAGTTATTTCATCACCTTTTTTATTAGTAAAAGTTATAATTTGATTTTTACCGATTAAGGATTTTCTTACTACGAATCTCTTCGATTTCATTACATTGTTCTCGCTCATAATTTTTAATTTTTTAAGTTTATATTTATTTTATTTATTCGTTTCATTTCGTTATTCAGTTATATTATCCAAATTAGTTTGTATTTAATTTGTATTTTATTATCTTTTATTTGTATAAGAATAATCTTTATGAAATACTAGAGTATCTTTAAATTTTTGAAGATTAAAGTATTGATTATGTTCTTTATGGTCGTCAAGACTTATATAACAATAACCTTTTAGATTAAAGAAGTTTGTATTATACTTATTAAACCATTTTGGTAATTGATGTAATTGGTATGGTAAATATATTTTATTATTTAATTTTAGAATATTTAATTGATTAAATTTTAATTTTTTAGAGTGCATAATTTTATATTTTTATATTTTTATTTCTTATACTTATATTATCCAACTGAGTTCGTATTTAGTTTGTAATTAATTATTTAAGTTAATTTCAATTATAAATGTTTGGAATAATTTAGTATTTGATTTTGTAATATTATAATTTAATTCTAAGTATTCAATTTGATTTGAAGTATTTGGAATAATTATAAATTTATTATTATTATTTTTATAAGTTATTTTATTTGTTTTTAAGTATTTAATTAAGTTTTTCATATTTTCTTTATTATATTATCCAAGTTGACTCGTATTTAGTTTGTAAAAGTATATAATTTGTTTAGTTGATAAATTACATTGACTAGTATAGGTCTGTGACTCTTTGTCATTGACATTTTGTCATATTAAATTATGATAAATTCTAAGTCTAATTCATCTTCGAGTCTAATAAAGTCTATATTGTTATCTTTTAATAGTTGAGAACATTTGTTTATATTAGAAGTGTATTCGAATATGATAAATTTATTATCTTTGAAGTCATTCATGTTTAAGTTATTCTCGTCGAAGAAGTTTTCTGAATCAGTTATATAATGAATTTCAGAATGATTTTTTAAGATTGAATTTAATTTGTTGTAAGTCATATTTATTTATTTAATTATTATTATTTCTATATATATATTATCCATTAATAGTCGTATTGACTTTGTATTATCTACAGAATGTTGGAATGTTATTAGTATTCGTGTAAGACTTATACTTCTTGAAACAGTTCATTGAATCGAATCTATCTTTGTTTCTGTTATATACTTCATCATGATTGTATGTAATAGTCTTACCTTTCTTAGTAGTGAATGTGATGATCATGTTCTTTCCAATTAGAGATTTTCTGATTACAAATCTTTTAGTAGTTAGTTTGTTGTTTGTGTTTGACATAGTAATTTAATTTATTTAGTTAGTTATTATAGTTATTATTCAATTATATTATCCATACATAGTAGTATTAAAGTTGTAAGATGTAGAGGAAAAGGTGAAATAATTCTAGACAGAGATGAATTGAGATGAGGAAGAGGAAACGAAAGAGGAATAGAGAGGGGAGGAGGGATATATAACGGAATTTATATATATGATGGGGAGGGCCCATTTTAGATTGGACTTTTTATATACGGAAAGGGGAGGGAAGGGGAGGAGCAACATCCCACCCCAATATTTATAACAACTTTTTTTTGTGACATAAGCCTATTAAGAAGAATATAGTAACTAGCTAGTGTCACACTTTATGTAAATAATATTTTTTCTATGTAATTATTAGTGTAACTAATAACGCAAAACTAGGAATTATGGGATATAGACCATTCAAGATGAAAGGATTTAGTCCTTTTACGCGAACAGAAGAAAAGCCAAAAATTGCATCTGACACTACTGTAAGTAGAGATGCTCGTGTAAGAATGTCTAATCCCCCACAGTACGAGGTAAAAATAGATGGTAAAACCGCGTGGTTATCTGAAAAAGATTACAAAGCTTGGCATAAAAGAACTTATCCTAAGACGACTAATAAACTTATTAAAAGAGGAAGTTAAGAAGAATGGCTGAAAAACGACCAGGTAATTCACAAGGACTATCAAGAGTTGCGCTAGCAAATAAAAGAGCTGGAGATTTAGCTAAAGCTAAAGAAAAATATAGAGCAGATCGTAAGGCTGAAAACCAAAGAATAGGACAAAGATCTGATTCTGATCTTCACCACACAAAGTCAGGAACAGTAAGAAGAACATCAATAGCTTATAACAGAGCTACACATGATAGAAACGAAGTAAAAACATAATTATGCCAAATTTTAAAAAATCAGACGGATATCAAATGAAGAGGGGTTACGCCCCAGAATTTAGAGAACTTGGATCTTCTCCTGCTGAACCAGGGGATTCTCCAAATAAAAAGTTCTCTTGGGGACAAGCTGCGGGTGGAGCCGCTAAAGGAGCTCAGATGGGGGCTAAATTTGGCCCTTGGGGTGCTGCGATTGGAGGTGTGCTTGGTGGAGCTGCTGGCGGAATCTTAGGTGGAAAAGCAGAAAAAGAGGAAGAAGCAGCTATGTTAGACGAAGAAAACAAGAATAAACTTGCGGCAGAAGCTTTAGAGGCAAAAGAGAGAGAATCATTAGGTTACTCAGAAGAATAAAACAAATAAAACTATGGCAGGAATAGGAAAATATAAAAAAGGAGCAAAATTTACGTTAAAATCAGGTAATAAACCGGCTTTTAAAATGATGGGTAGCAGTTCTCCGGCTAATATGAACAACTTTGGTATTGGAAAAGGTGCTTCACCGTACAAAAACGAGGAAACTACAGATGATATTGTAGTAAATAATGAAAACACACAAAATAACAACGAAGAAACAACCGATAAAACAAACGAAAAAGGTGGAGAAGCTCAAAGAGCTGATAAACCTTGGGTAAAAGCGCTGAAAACCGCAACTACTTTACTTTCTGGTGGTATTCAAGGGGTTTATGGTGGGAAAAGAGAATATCCTAAAATAAATTACGGTATGAAAACTGAAGAATCTACTAAATCTCCTGAAGAAAGAGTAAACGATGCTATAGATACGGATAATGAAAATGTTAAAATTGAGAATAAAAATGTAATTAATACTAATGACGACAGTAAAAGTACTTCGTATACCATACAAAGTGGAGATACTTTAAGTAAGATAGCATCTGCTAACAATACCACTGTAGAAGAACTAATGAAGTTAAATCCTCACATAAAAGATAAGAATAAAATAATTTCTGGTCAAGATTTGAAAATAAGTAGCGGTTCTGAAGATAATGAGAACGTAAATGAGAACACCAATATAAATGAATAATATGAACGGAGAAATTATAGGTGGTGTATCACCATTAAAAAGAAAAGCTAGTAGAGCTAAGTCCCGTCGAGGAGGTGCTGAGGCTGGAAAAGCCACTGCTAAAAAAGGTAATTGGCTTGGTGGTAGAGGTGGATATAAGAAATCATCTGGAAAACAAGGAACTGGAGTAAATAGAGGAGGTTATAATGTGCACACAAGATTCAAGCCTAGAGAAAAACCTGATGCTCCAAAAGGTGGTGGAACAGGAGGAGGGGGTGATCCTACTTCTAACAAGCCGTATTCTTATGATAAAGATGGTAATATAGTTATTCATAATAATAATTATATAAATACTGCAGGTGGTACAAATACAAACACAAATATAAATACCAACACGAACAACGTTAAAAACGAAAACGATCAAATAAACGACGAGTTTGGATATAGATTTGAAACAGAAGACGGTGAGACAACAGAGAGCATGGAAGAGACTAACGACACGTCTTACAGATCTGTTTGGGAGGGTTATAGCGAAAGAGGAGGTAAGTTGACGCAACGTAGTAAAAGATATCAAACATCAGGGCAAGGATTGAGATTTGATAAGGACGATCCTAAAGCAATGGAATTTTTCAAAGATCATACCGATAGAATAAAAGGTAACCATATAATACATAATACTTTTGAAGAATATAAATCTTTTATGTTAAAACTAAAAGAATGGGAGAAGTCAGGAGGAAAAACGATAACTTCAAAAAGTAATAGAAAAAGCTATACTAAAGTAGTTAAAACAACCGGTGGTAAAACATTTAAGATAAAATACAATAAAAACACGGGTAAAGAAATTAGTAGAACAGAAGTAAAAAATTAATTAATTAAACATAAAAATAAAAACAATGGGATTTAAATTACCGGAAAAATCAATAACAAGTGGAACGAGTGCACATCGATCTGCTTTAAAAAAGGTTTCTGAGACAGAAACAGAGATACCAGAGTCAACACTTGAAGTATTTGACAAGGTTGGAACTAATCTTACTAAAACTATTTCGAATGTTGTCAAAAACCAACAGAAAGAAAAAAAGGCATACGGAGGAACAAAAACATGGTCTGAAGGACAAAAAGATAGTGGTGGTACATTAAACCAAATTACTAAAGACCAAAGAAAGTATGAAAAAGAAATGGAGGCTAAAGATCCGTCTTGGAACAAAAGAGAAGATAATGAGTGGAAAAAACGTCAAAACAAAATAAACAAACATCTTGGATCTTCTAAAGTTTACGATACTATACCTGATAGAAAAACTAAAGACGTAGACGGGGAAACTAAAATGAAAGGTTTAGAATCTAACAAAGGTAAAACCTTAACTGAAGAACAAAAACAAGACGAAAAAACTAACATTTCTATAGAAAAAGATAAAATTAAAAGCGCTAAATCAGATATAAAGACATCTACAAATAAAGACGAAGAACTTGACGCTAAAGACAAAAGAGATAAATCTCAGAAAGAAATAGCCGATATCAAATCTGGAAGAGATAACAAATACACTGGAACTAGACTTAGTAGGTGGTTTAATAAACAAAGATCAAAACGTAACCAAAGACAGTTAGATAGAAGAGAAAAGAATAGAAATAAAAACGAGGATTCTCCAACTAAAAATATGAAAACCGGAAAATATAAACAGAAATTTGAAAAATAGGGAAACACCCTAAACCAAGTTATTAACCAAAAATAAAACCAAAATGACTTACTTGTATTACAAAAGTTCGTATACCACGAACACAACTAAACCGAACGAAAAAACTATTAAAAACTGGAAACATCTTTCAGAAAAGAAAAACTGGAGAATTACACAGCTTTCTAATGGATTTTACCAAACAGAGTGCTCTAATCCTGAAAATGAAGAATGGTACCCTGTTACAAGAAGAGAAACAATAGAAGGTGCTGAAACCGCAATTAACGGAAGCATCGATCATTTTTCTAAAAAATTAGAGTCTATTAAAGGGCCTAAAGTAATAAAAACGTTTGAATAAAAACAACAACAATTAAATTAAATTAAATGGAATACAATCTACCTAGCGAGATTGTCAAAGATCTTAACTTTGGCGATGACGCTAAAAGTAAAATTATTAGAGGGGTAGACAAATTAGCACAAGCTGTTAAATCTACCCTTGGAGCCTCAGGACAATGCGTGATATATGAAGACGCACGAGGCAACCCGGTCATAACAAAAGACGGTGTAACCGTAGCAGAATCGGTTGTCTTATTTGACCCGGTTGAAAATATGGGTGCTACTTTAATAAAAGAAGCAGCTAGAAACACAGTGAAAGAGGCAGGGGATGGTACTACTACAGCTACCGTCCTTGCTGAAGCACTTATAAAAGAGGTCAATAAAAAAGAATATGTTGGTAAAACAACTAGACAAATTAAAGAAGGTATTAACTCAGGATTAAAAAAAGTTAATAAATACCTTAAAGAAGCTTCTTACGAGATCAAAGGAGATATGCTTCAAAACGTTAGCGCTATTAGTTGTAATAACGATTTAACTCTTGGAACAATTATATCTGAAGCTTATGAAAAAGTAGGGAAAGATGGTGTCGTTCTGATGGAGGGATCAGAGACTGAAAATACTTATGTTGAATTAGTAGACGGAGTACAAATAGAATCTGGACTTACATCACCACACTTTGTTACCGATACAGACAAACAGAGGGCTATATTAGAAAACCCTTTAGTACTCATTGTTGGGTCGGAAATCCCAAATATTAGAAAAATACAAAATATATTAGAGTTTGTTATAAAAAATAACCGATCTTTACTTATAGTCGCTCCAGTGAGTCAACAAGTAAAATCGGCGCTTTTGATGAATAAAGTCAAAGGTACTATTAAAGTTAATATAATAGACTTACCAGGCTTTGGTCCTACTAAAAGAGACACGATAGAGGATTTAGCTATATTAACTGGCGCAACCGTTATAAATGAAGAACTAGGAGACGATTTAGATGGTATATCACTAGATATTCTTGGAGAAGTTGATAAGGTGGTTACAGATGACAAAAGCACAGTTTTTACAATACAAGACACTAATGTTGATGTTACAGCTAGAATCGAAGAGGTTACTAAACTAAGGGACAAGGAAAAAGATGGTTTCTTAAAAAGATTTTTAGAAAAAAGAATAAGTTTATTATCTGGATCTGTAGCAATAGTAAAAGTAGGTGCTGATTCAAAAGTAGAACTCAAAGAAAAGAAAGATAGAGTTGAAGATGCAATATACGCTACAAAAGCAGCCTTGAAAGAAGGTATTGTTCCGGGTGGTGGAATTGCATTGTTGAACGCTTCTCAGAATATAGAACCTGAAAATGTTGGAGAAAAAATACTGTTAAACGCAATTAAGGCACCATTCGAAACAATACTATATAACGCAGGAATAGAAGACTATGAACTGCCTAATGTTGAAGGAACCGGTATTGACGTTGTTAGTGGAGAAATAGTAGATATGATTGAACATGGAGTTATAGATCCATTGTTAGTAACTAAAACAGCATTAAAGAACGCAATATCTGTTATTTCTACTATAATTTCCGCAAATTGTGTAATATCTAATATAAGAGTAAATGAAAGCAGTTAATTATTACATTATAATAGAGATTATAAAAGAGGGACCGAAGAAAGTAGGTGGCCTAATTTTAACAGATGAAGTAAACGAAGACAATAGATATATTAAAGCTAAGGTTATATCCATTGGTAACTTAGTAGAAGGTATAAAAGAAGGTGATGTAGTTTACTATGACAAACACGCTGGGCACGGAATCCAGCATAAAGATAAATTTTACGGCGTTATCAAACAAATGGACGTCGTGCTTATAGATTAGACCCAAACCAAAAACCCTAATCCTCAAACTTAAAACAAGACAATTAACCTAATTATTAACCAAAAAATTACAAAAAAATGGAAAAGTATTTTTATGTAAGAGTAGGAACTGCTACCAACACAGAAGATGACGAGGCTACTGGGTCAACGTTGTATCCTGTAAGCGCGCTTAGAGGTATGTGCTCTGGTACTTCAGATCAAAAAGGTGCTGTAACTGATGATGATGATGCTTTGTCGTTATTCTTTACTCCTAAGGCTTCTACTGGAAGTGGAGGTGATGCAGACGACGTTCAAGGTGATAACGTTGACGTTGTTGTTCTAGCTTGTGCTCAGTATGGCCAAAAAGCTGTAATGAGAAACATTGTTAGTGCAATGAACTCTCAACCTCACGGAAACGCGTTTATTACTCTTTATGACGGGTACGCTGACAAGCCTGCGCCAGATCCAACTAGTGACATCACTGGTGTAACTGGAGCTACTGTACTACATGTAGAGAACGCTGACTAATCTTAAATGAGATTAACAGCGCAAGATCTGCGTGAATTAAACATCCTTAAGTATTACAGGCTCACTAGAAAGTGGGCTTGTAAGACTTACGGATTAACAGATGCAGATTTAGAATTATTAATTTATTTAGATTGTAAAGGAAGATTTACACGACAAGAGTTTATAGATGGTACTTATACCATGAGTTGGGATAAGAACCGTTGGGAGAAACTAAAAAGATTAGGTTGGATAGAAACCTGGAGACATAGAAACAGAACAACAATAAAGTACTCGATATTTAAAACATCGTTTAAATGTTCTCAGTTAATAAGTAGAATATATAGAGTGTTGTTAGGTGAAGAAGATTTACCAGTATCAGAAAGAAGTACTTTTTATAATAATAAATCATATACAGATAAAGTTTACAATAAAGCTATAGATGATATGATTAAAGATAAAGACAGATAATATGGCATTTAAACTAGGATCATCACGAGGACCAATACTTGATAAAGGACAGGTTAATTCAAAACTGTCATTTAAACAGAACGAAGAGTCTATACCTGGAACACCTGTATTAAGAAAAAATCTTGGTAAAGGTATATTAGGTGAGGCTAATAATGATGGATCTATATTTATAAGTCATAAAGTAAAACCAGGAAGTGCACAGGAGAAACAAGTGCTTTTACACGAAATGGTCCACATGACAGACATGAAAATTGGTAAGTTAGCTTATAATGATAACTACATCAAATGGAACGGAGAAGTGTATGAGAGAAAAGACGGAATGATTAATTATAACGGAGAGATGTTACCAGAAGGTGACAAATCTTTTCCTTGGGAAAAAATGCCTTGGGAATAAAAAAAACAAATTATGGGATATAAAATGAAAGGATTTAGCGGGTTTGGAAACTCTCCTGCAAAACAAAAAAAAGAAAAACATTTTTTACTTAGAGATAAAGAAGGACCTATCGCAACAGACGATGACACTAAGGAAGGTAATGTTTCTGCGTATTTTAGAAAAAATAAACAACACGTAGACAAAGACAAGACTATAACTTTGTCGCCTGGTTATGAAGATACTGAAAAGATACAAAAAGTACAGGGAGAAGGAATAACGCCTCATTCTCAAGAATTTGGAAAATTTAAAGCGCTTAAGGAAGTCAAGATATGGCGACCAGCTTTTGAAGGTGCGGATCACAGCAAAGAGGAATTGGAAAAAATGTCTAAAAAGGAAAAAAAAGATTATTACGAATAAAATTAAATTATGAATATATTAGGAAAAATATTTTCAGGTGGGACTGCGGATTTAGTAAAGGGTGTAGGTGGAGTTATAGATAACTTACACACGTCTAAAGAAGAAAAGCTTGAAGCTGAAAAGAAAATAAAAGATATGATAATGGGTTACGAAGCTCAAATGCAAAAAGAAGTTTCTAACAGATGGGGTATGGATATGAACTCAGACTCTTGGTTATCAAAAAACATAAGGCCTTTAGTTCTTATATTTTTAGTAGTATCAACAGTATTAATGATATTCATTGATGCTGGTGTTATTGCCTTTGAAGTAAAAGATACTTGGGTTGATCTATTACAATTAGTATTAATAACCGTGATCGGTGCCTACTTCGGTGGTAGATCACTAGAAAAAGTAAAAAAATAATAAAATGGGATATATTTCAAGATTAATTAAACCAACGCCCGCTGTGGCTACAATGATACAATCTAATAAAACAGATCTACCTTTTGCAGCAGGAGATGTCGTTTGTGATTGGACTTCTTTTCAAGTTCCTGTAGGAACTGTAAAACTAGAATCTTTAACACTATTAGTAACCGGTCAAGACGCAACACCTCAAACAGCTAGAGACATGGTTGTGTATTTTGCTAAAGGAAATGCAGATGGCACGGCCCCTTCTTCTTTGGGTACTGGTAACACTACGGTTAATGGAAAAGGTTTTTATAACAATATTTTAGGACATACTGTATTAGATCTTCTTAATTATGACGGTAGATTAGATTTTGCTAGCATCCTTACTGCTGGTACAACTAACACAGATTCTAGTATGAACCATACAAATTTAGTTCTTGAAGCTGCGAGAACAGTTAATGGTGATCACACTTTGTATGTAGCTGTAGTAGGTGGAGCAAGTTATGATGGTGATTTTTCTACAGGAGTGTTATTAAACGACACAGATGATGTTGCTGCTGGCGACACCGCTTTGGTAACAGATGGTACAGATGCTGACAAAGTGTTTAATCCTGGAGATGTAATACTTAAACACGACTCTGATACAGTTGTAGGAACAGTTAAATCCGTTAGCGCTAACCTAATAACATTAGAAAGTGGTAGTGGAGTAGCTATAGCAGATGACGATGAACTAGTGCACGCGAGTCCAATAAAAATAAGATTAGGACTTCAGTATTAAATAAATAACAATTAAATTAAATAAAATGGCAAAAAGAAAAACAAAAAAGGTTGAAAAACCAACAAAAATTAGTAATGAGCATTTAAGTAAAATGCAAGACGTAATCAACAATCTTAATAGAGGTCAAATGGAGGTTGGTAGTTTAGAGACTAGAAAACAAGCTATATTAGATCACGTAAAGACTTTTCAAGTTGAATTAGCTAGAATACAAAAAGATCTAAAGAAAGAGTATGGCACTGATAATATCAATATCCATACTGGAGAAATAAATCACGATGAGCAAGCTAATTAGAAAAATTACTGTAGGCAAGGATTATAAGAACGACGCCATGCATTATGCTGTTGGTCAAGAAGTTTATGGTGGACACACTATATCTGATATATTAGAAGAAAAAGATAAATACTCTATATATATCAAAAAGAATAAAGATGTTCTACCTTGGAAAGACTTTAACAAAAACATGGCTATATCTGTAGAGTATAACTTAGAATACTAATGAAAGCGCCTTTTGACTTTGTTATAGAGCCAAAAGGAAATAGATATAACAATACTAAAAAAGTTGGTGAGAAAGATTTAATATTAAACACAGAGGTTTATAATCATCAATTTGTTAATAGAGAAGCTATTGTTAAATCAATTCCCACAGCTTTTGAAACAGAAATAAAACCAGGAGACACTATTATAACGCATCACAACGTATTTAGGCGTTGGCACGACGTTAGAGGTAACGAAAAAAATAGTAAAAGCTATTTTGATGAAAATACTTATATTGTAACAAAAGATCAAGTATTTTTGTATAATAGAAACGGTGAATGGAAAGCACCAAAAGGATATTGTTTTGTGCAACCAATTAAAAACCGAAAACAGTTTGAACACGAAGAAGAAGAGCGTTGTATAGGTATTGTAAAGTACACAGACGGCACGTATGATAAAGAAGAGTTAGTAGGCTTTACGCCTTCTTCAACATACGAGTTTATTATTGACGGGAAGAGACTGTATAGAGTTATGACTAAATTTATTACAATTAAATATGAATACCAAGGAAACGAAGAAGAATATAATCCAAGCTGGGCAGAAAGCAGTGGAAGAGCTGATTAAGGTTGCTAAAGAACCGATTGTAGATTCAGACGACGATATATCAGCAGATAGATTAAAGAATGCCGCGGCTACTAAAAAACTAGCTATATTTGACGCATTTGAAATACTTACAAGAATCCAAGAAGAAGAAAACTTGCTTGAGGGCAAGGCACCTGAAGAGGGAAAGAAAACGGTCTTTAAAGGATTCGCAGAAGGTAGATCTAAGTAATGTACAAGCAAAGTTTAGTTAAAACTGTAGAACCTATTAAAAGAACTACGATCACTAGAATGAATCGTGGTAAAAAGTGGAAATACGGTTATAATAAAGAACACGATTTAATTGTGTTGTCACACAATGGAATTATAGGTGAAATTATAGAGATTCAAAATTTAATTATAGCGCTACCGAAACCACCTAAAGAAGTATATAAACATCCAAAGAATAAGTGGGTTAAGCAGGAATATCCTAAAGAGCTCGAAAGGATTAAAAACATATTCGATTGGAGGGGTTATCCGGAAAACAATAAAGAAAAATGGTACGATTATATAGACGAGGAATTTAAACGTCGAGAAGAGGGTTTCTGGTTTATGAATAATGGTAAACCAACCTGGATAACCGGTACGCACTATATGTATTTACAATGGAGTAAGATTGACGTTGGGGCTCCAGATTATAGAGAAGCTAATAGACTGTTTTATATATTCTGGGAAGCGTGTAAGGCAGATAAAAGATGTTACGGAATGTGTTACCTTAAAAATCGTCGATCTGGATTTTCTTTTATGTCATCAGCTGAAACAGTTAATTTAGCCACAATATCAAGTGATAGTAGATATGGTATATTATCAAAAACAGGTGCAGATGCGAAAAAAATGTTTACAGATAAGGTCGTTCCTATCTCTATTAATTATCCGTTCTTTTTTAAACCTATACAAGATGGAATGGATCGTCCAAAATCCGAGTTGGCTTATCGTGTTCCCGCTAGTAAGTTTACGAGAAAGAAAATTACAGCGAACGAACAGCTCGAAGATATCAAAGGGTTAGATACAACTATTGATTGGAAAAACACTGGAGATAATAGTTATGATGGGGAAAAATTAAGTTTATTAGTTCATGACGAAAGTGGTAAGTGGGAAAGGCCAGACAATATATTAAACAACTGGAGAGTCACGAAAACGTGTTTAAGATTAGGTAGTAGAATAGTAGGAAAATGTATGATGGGTTCAACATCAAACGCCCTTGACAAAGGAGGTGATAACTTTAAAAAACTATACAATGCATCAGACGTTACTTCAAGAAATAGAAATGGACAGACAAAATCTGGTTTATATTCTTTGTTTATCCCAATGGAATGGAACTACGAAGGATTTATTGATGAATACGGATATCCAGTATTCAATAATCCAGACGATGATGTACTCGGACCAGATGGTGAATTAATAGATTACGGAATAATAGAACACTGGGAAAACGAAGCTGAAGGATTAAAACAAGACCATGATGCCCTTAATGAGTTCTATAGACAATTTCCAAGAACTACAGAACATGCATTTAGAGATGAAGCTAAAAATAGTATATTTAACTTAGTAAAAATATACGAACAGATAGATTACAACGAAGGTGTAGGTAATTCTTCAGTAATATCTAGAGGTAATTTTCAGTGGGTTAATGGAGTTAAAGACACGCAGGTAATATTTTATCCTGATCCAAAAGGAAGATTTAAGGTAAGTTGGTTTCCACCATCTCACATGCAGAATAAAGTTGTTGTCAAGAATGGCATAAGATATCCTGCTAATGAACACATGGGCGCTTTTGGTTGTGATAGTTACGATATATCAGGGACGGTTGATGGTAAGGGATCTAACGGGGCTTTACATGGATTGACAAAGTTTTCAATGGAAGATTGCCCTCCTAATCATTTCTTCTTAGAATATATAGCTAGACCACAAACGGCTGAGATATTTTTTGAAGATGTTTTAATGGCATTAGTATTTTATGGAATGCCACTGTTATGTGAGAATAACAAACCTAGATTGTTATATCACTTAAGAAGAAGAGGATACAGGGGATATTCTATGAATAGACCTGATAAAGTTTGGAACAAATTATCTGTAGCAGAAAAAGAAATAGGTGGTATACCAAACTCTAGTGAAGATATAAAACAAGCTCACGCGGCGGCTATTGAAATGTATATACAGCAACACGTGGGTCATTTACAAGATGGTGTTTATGGAAATATATATTTCAACGAGACGTTAAACGATTGGAGTAGATTCGATATAACAAAAAGAACAAAGCATGATGCGACTATAAGTTCTGGATTAGCAATAATGGCTTGTAACAGACATCTTTATAGACCTAATGCAAATATAGAGAAACCAAAATTGAATATAAGTATTGCTAAATATTCCAACAAAGGTAGTACTTCAAAGATAATAAAGAATTAATATGAGACAATTTCCAAGTCAGGTAGTTAGTGATGTAGAGAAAATAAGCTATGAGTATGGACTCAAAGTGGCTCAAGCTATAGAAGGAGAATGGTTTGATAAAGATAACTATAGTAATAGATATATACACAATAGAAACAATTTTCATAATTTAAGATTATACGCTAGAGGAGAACAATCTATAGAAAAATATAAAAATGAACTTTCTATTAATGGTGATTTATCATATTTAAATTTAGATTGGAAACCAGTTCCAATAATTCCTAAATTCGTAGATATCGTAGTCAACGGGATTGCCGAAAGAATGTACGATGTAAAAGTGTTCTCTCAAGATCCGTTTGGAGTCAGTAAAAGAACTCAATACATGGATAAAATCATGGAAGATATGCGAACTAAAGATTTAAAAGCGTTCGTTAAAGAAGAGTTTGGTTTGGATTTATTTAGTAAAAACCCAGATTTATTACCAGATTCTCAAGAAGAATTAGATCTTCATATGCAGTTAGACTATAAGCAAGCTGTGGAAATAGCAGAAGAACAAGCTATAAATACTTTGTTAGAAGGTAATAGCTATGAATTAATTAAAAAGAGATTTTACTACGATCTAACTGTCTTAGGTATTGGGGCAGTAAAAACCTGTTACAATACTTCTGAAGGTGTTACTATAGATTATGTTGATCCGGCAAATCTTGTTTATTCTTACACTAACTCCCCTTATTTCAATGACATATATTACTGTGGTGAGGTTAAAACATTACCAGTAAATGAATTGATTAAACAATTTCCTCATTTAACACAGGAAGATTTAAAAGAAATAACTAATTACAACAATCAAAATCAAGGAAAATACGACAATAATAGATTTAGAGAGGGAGAGAACGATAACAATAAAGTAAAAGTTTTATACTTTAATTATAAAACCTACATGTCTGAGGTTTATAAAATGAAAGAAACTGCTACTGGAGCAGACAAAGCTATAGAAAAAGATGATACTTTCAACCCTGGAGAAAGTGAAAATTTCTCAATGGAATCTAGAAAAGTAGAATGTTTATACGATGGTGCTTTAGTTCTAGGTACTAAAAAGCTACTTAAATGGGAGATGGCTAAAAACATGATGCGTCCTAAAAGTGATTATACCAAAGTAAAAATGAATTACGCTATATGCGCGCCTAGAATGTATGATGGTAGAATAGAAAGTCTGGTTAGTAGAATAACTGGTTTTGCTGACATGATACAATTGACTCATCTTAAACTTCAGCAGGTGTTATCAAGAATGGTTCCAGACGGTGTTTATCTAGACGCAGATGGATTAGCTGAAATTGATTTAGGTAACGGAACTAATTATAATCCACAAGAGGCTTTAAACATGTTCTTCCAAACAGGTTCTGTTATCGGTAGATCATACACGTCAGAAGGTGATATGAATCCTGGTAAGGTGCCAATACAAGAAATACAATCTGGAAGTGGAGGACAAAAATTACAATCACTTATAGGTAATTATAATTATTATCTCCAAATGATAAGAGATGTAACCGGATTAAACGAAGCTAGAGACGCTACTACTCCGGATCCTAAAGCTTTGGTAGGTGTTCAAAAAATGGCAGCAGCAAATAGTAATACCGCTACTAGGCATATATTACAAGGAGGTTTATTTTTAACAGCAGAAGTTTGCGAGTGTTTGTCTCTCAGAATATCTGATATTATAGAATATTCTCCAACGAGAGAAGCTTTTATACAAGCGGTAGGTGCTCACAATGTAGCTACATTAAAAGAAATGACACAGTTACATCTTTATGATTTTGGTATATTTATAGAATTAACGCCAGACGAGGAAGAAAAAGCTATATTAGAACAAAATATTCAAGTAGCTTTAGGACAGCAAAATATAGAACTAGAAGATGCTATTGATTTAAGAGATATTAAAAACGTTAAGTTAGCTAACCAATTGTTAAAAATAAGAAGAAAAAAGAAAATACAAAGAGACCAACAGTTACAACAAGAAAACATGATGGCTCAAGCACAAGCTAATGCTCAACAAACACAAGCTGCCGCTCAAGCAGAGGTTCAAAAAAATCAATCATTAGCTCAAACGACAATATCTATAGAGCAAGCTAAAAATCAATTTGAAATTGAAAAACTATATCAAGAAGCTGAAATTAAGAAAATGTTAATGGAACAAGAGTTTCAGTATAACATGCAGTTAAAGGGAACTGAAACACAACAAAAAGCGTCTTCTGAAAAAGAAAAAGAAGATCGTAAAGATAGAAGAACGAAAATACAAGCAACACAACAAAGTGAACTTATAGATCAAAGAAATAACAACAAACCACCTAAAAACTTTGAATCATCAGGTAATGATATATTAGGAGGTGTAGGTGATATGTCGAGCTTTGGTCCTAGATAACAATTATTAACTATTATTATATTATATTATGGCAAAAAAGAAAAAAGAAGAAGTAGTCGAAGAGACTCCTAAAGTAAACGAACCTAAAGGGGACGTTACTAAAGTTACAACTAAAATGAAAAAACCAGCTGAGGATTTAAAAACCGTAACTAAGGTTGATCTAACTAAAAAACCAGAAGAAGCAAATGAAACCAAAGAAGAAGTTACAAACGATAGTACTGACGACTCAAGAGTGGTTGAGATCGTTGAGGACGCCGGGACCACACAAGAACAAGAAGAAGTACAGCCGGAAGTTGAAACACAAGAAACTCCAGTTGTAGAAGAAGTAACAAATGAAGAAAAAGTTACAGAAGCTATAGAACAAACTATAACTGAATCTATAGAAACCGGAAAAGATTTACCAGAGAATATTCAAAAACTAATGGACTTTATGGATGACACTGGTGGTGATTTAAGCGATTATTTAAAACTTAATCAAGACTATTCAGAATTAGATAATCATGCTTTATTAAAAGAATACTATAAATCAACTAGACCTCATTTATCAGAAGAAGAAGTAGAATTTGTTATGGAAGATACTTTTGCTTTTGATGAGGATATAGATGATCAAAAAGAAATAAAAAGAAAAAAATTAGCTATGAAGGAGCAAGTTGCTTCTGCAAAGCAACACTTGGAAAGTGTAAAATCCAAATATTATGAAGATATCAAAGCTGGAAGTAAGCTCACTGAAGAGCAACAAAAAGCTATGGATTACTTCAACGAGTACAACAAGAGATCGGCAACTAATCAAAAGATGTCAGATATTTTTAGAGCTAAAACAGAAGCTGTCTTTAATGAACAATTCAAAGGTTTTGAATACAAAGTTGGAGACAAGAAATTTAGGTTCAATATAAAAGACGCTGACAAAGTGAAAACTACGCAAAGTGACATTAACAACTTTATAGGAAAGTTTCTGAATAAAGAAGAGGCAATGGAAGATGCAACTGGTTATCACAAAGGACTTTTTACAGCTATGAATCCTGATCAAATTGCTAATCATTTTTATGAACAAGGTAGAGCTGACGCTTTAAAAGACAGCATTGCTAAATCTAAAAATGTAAGTATGGATCCTAGACAATCTCACGTCGAGAACGTGAATACTAGCGGGTTTAAAGCAAGAGTTCTAAATGATGACGGCCCTGATTTCAAATTTAAAATTAAAACTAAAAAATAAAAATTAAAAAATTATGGCAACAGGAATTAATCAAACTGCTGGGCCTAATTTGAATAGTGTACCGGCTCCAGTGCCGCAAGCACTATCTACAAATTACCTAGACTTTACGGGTGCTACAGATACAACGTGGGCCCAACAATATTTACCAGATCTAATGGAGAAAGAAGCTGAAGTTTTCGGACCGAGAACTATTTCAGGTTTCTTATCGCAAGTTGGAGCTGAAGAAGCGATGGCTGCTGACCAAGTTGTTTGGTCTGAGCAAGGTCGTTTACACTTGTCTTATTTAGGACACATTGAGAATGCTACAGGTGGTACTGCTTCTGGTGGTCAAATCGAAATTGAAACAGATATCGATGGAAACGACATAGGTGCAAATCACGGTATTAGAGTTAACGATACGGTTATCGTTGCAAACTCTGAAGGTGTTGTAAGATGTTTAGTAGAAGCTGTTGATACAGGTTCTATGATCGACGTTTTACCTTACGACTTCGCATCATTAAATACTGCGAATATTACAACTACTGGTGGAACTAGAGATACAACTATATTAGTTTATGGTTCTGAATACGGTAAAGGGGATAGCTATAACAACGCTGCCAACGATGCCGCTACTGATTCAAGAGGTGGTAACGAGCCTTCTTTCCAAACTTTTACTAACAAACCGATTATCATGAAAGATTACTACGAAGTATCAGGTTCTGATACAGCTAGAGTTGGTTGGGTTGAAGTTACTGGAGAAATGGGTCAATCAGGTTACTTATGGTACTTAAAAGCTGAGGCTGATACTAGAGCTAGATTTACTGATTACTTAGAAATGGCGATGTTAGAAGGTGAATTAAACCTTGCTGACTCTCAAATCGATGGTAACGCTCTTGTTGCAGGTTCTGCTGCTGGTGCTGGAAACGTAGGTACTGAAGGTTTATTTGCTGCTATCACTTCAAGAGGTAACTTAACTTCTGGAATTGATGGTGTTAGTGCTACTGATGATTTAGCTGAATTTGACAACATTTTAGCTGAATTTGATAAACAAGGAGCTATTGAAGAAAACATGTTATTCTTAAATAGACAAACTTCTTTAGCATTTGACGACATGCTTGCTTCTATGAATTCTTATGGAGCTGGTGGTACTTCTTACGGAGTATTTAACAACTCTGAAGATATGGCACTTAATTT